CATATCTGTTTTCATTTATTAAAGTTATTATTTCTTCTGCTTCTAGTTCTGTTAAATCATTTATCCTTCCTAGAATATCAGATTTCATTCTTGTGGTTAATGATGTTTGGTCAATCCTACTCTCAATGAAAAGCCATTGCCCATTTGTAATAGGTGTTGGCTCTCCATCAAGTGCTTCATCTATCCAGTCATTATTACTCATCCATTTCAAATGCCATCTCATCTTTACTATACATCCCCTGCTCGTAAAACCCTGCTAAAGTTAAAACAACCCTACCCATTGCTCTTTTTTTAGCCATAGAAACTAACCATTTTTTACCACCTCCTGTAAGATTATTTGTAACACTTGCCTCTCCAAAATCCATTACATTCCTAACCTCATTACCTACTTTCATAGTTGCTGCTGCCTTAAGAACACACTCTCCCTCTTTCACATCTAAAAGTACAACTTCATAACCTATAGTTATTCCATTTTTAGCAGCAATTTTATCTACACCACTTCTAGTTATTGTAGAGAATCCTCTTTTGTCTTTATACACATCCTCTCTTACCAACCCATTCTCTTTATAAAGTCTTGTTAAAACTTCTTTTCTTGTTTCTTGAACTGGCTCTGGTTGTTTCTTTAATTTTTCTTGCATTGTTTTTTTTGTCATTTTGTTATTATTTAATTGATTAATACTCGGTTGTTGTGCAATATCATGCATTGCGTTAATTGTTTCTTCTCTTTCTTTCATAAATTGTTCTTTCATTTTTCCCATAATTTTATAGTTTTAGTTAGTAATTTTGTCTTGTTGGACAATGTAGATAATCATAAGTATTATGATTGTAGGTACTGCGATTAGTGTTTCCATTTATTTATTGTTTAACGAGCCACCTGCCCATGTGTATTAATTTCTTCCCATAGAATTTGTGTTATTTCACATAACTCAAGCCCATCTTCATCCTGTAATATGTCTGGGTACATTCCATTTAGATACCATTCACTAACCACATTAAGAACTTCTTGTTCAGTTAGTTTTAATCTTTTAATTATATCTTCTTCCATTGTTTATTGTTTTAGTTAGTAATTAATTCGTTTTCTTTTATATTCCTGATATTCTTCTTCAGACATATTTTGTATTCTTTTATCTAATATAGAAAACAATTCAGCATATAATTCCACTTTAGTTTTCTTCTTTGGCTTAATATAGATATTATTATCTACAATTATTTCTTCTTTCATTTTATTATTGTTTTAGTTATTAATTATAGTTCATAAAATATTAGTAAAAGGTAAGGGTTTGGAGTAGGGGTATAAAATAACTTTGCTTTGACCAACAATTACATTTCTGCGTTTTAATTAAATCTACAAGAATAAATCTTGGTTGGAGTTTGGAGTAGAGGTTATTAAATACTTATCTTTAACTTACAATTACATTTCTGCGTTTTGGTTAAATCTACTTTTACTAATATTTCAATGAACTAATTTTGACAAGGCAAAGATATAAAATTGGAATTACCCACCAAAAGATTTTTAACAATTTTTTGAAAAATGTTTACCTACTAGAGTAAAATTGTAGTAAAATTGTGTGATATTTTAGAAATAATGCACTAAACGAGCCACCTGCCCACTTGTTTTTTCGTGCAAAAATCCTTCAACTGCTTTAGGAATTCCTGTAAATCCTTTTCTTGAGTGCCAACTATCAGTTCCTGATGGACTACGCATATACTCTACAGTAACTCCTATAAAGTCTTTTGCATCTCTCCATTTGTGTTTTACTTTGTGATGTAAATGATGTAGATACCAATATCTATATTTAGTTTCACTCCACATTTCAGGCTTCTCCTGAGCCATTAAAAGAGGTAAGTTATCCATCTTAGCACCATCTCCATGCTCTAAGCCAATTAAGTTCTTACCATACTTATAATACTTTCTATGTGCTACACTAATATCAAAAGTAATCTCTCTGTCATTCCTGAACCAACTCTTTAATGCGTGTGCCAAATGAAATCCACTTTGATAATCGTGATTACTCATTGAGTGTATCACATCAACAGGTGCTATCTCTCTTAACATCTCTACACACTTAACATATAGTGCTAATGCAACTTCAAAATGTTCCCACCACTTCCCATCTACATCTTGCCTTGTACCTGCTGTAGTTTGATTATATACATTATCAATATGTAAAACATCATTTCCTATACAAAATAATACCCTCTCTACTTCAAACCCTTCTGCTTTATACATAAGTCCTTCTAAGCCCTCTAAAACACGCATACAGGCAGTTTCAACATCATACCCATCACCAGTTTCAAGTCCATTAGCATATTTACCTATATGTATGTCTGCAGGATTTATTATTAACAAATGATTAGCATTTTTATTTTCTCTTTTTACTGAAGGGTAGTAGGGTGAGTGGCTTTCAATGAAGTCGCTAATCTTATCTAGCATATCATTTTCATTAACAGATATATCTTCTTTAGTTACAATGCTAAATCTGTATTCACCACTAGCAGATTGCCAATGTTTAACACTTACAACATCATCCTTATCTATACCTCTCTCTGAAAGATGTATGTCTAATGCTGTGTTGCCATTAATGTTTGTTGTGCTTTCTGCTCTGTTTTCATAAACCATCTCAACTTCTTCTTTAGATAGTCTAAGTCTTTTACCATATTTTTTCATAGTTTTATGTATTGGTTATGATGCAATTATACAAAAAAAAATACTTATATAAAACAAAAGTGAGATGTTTTTGAACATCCCACTCTTGAAAACTATAAACATGAAAACAAAGATAGGCACAACCCTACCTAAGTTATGCAAAGATAATTATTTTTTACAATTATCAGTACAATTACATTTATTTTTCTCAAATACAGAGAAACATAATGGCAATACCCCTAACCCTGTCAATATCAACGCATTAGTATCAATACCATTCTTCTCAATGTATAAACTAGCAGCAATTACTATCACTCCACTAATGGTTCTTTTACTACTCCATTTACCTTTAGTGTCTGTAAAAAGTTCTTTTACTGCCTTCAATAATTCTGTTATTGGTTTTACGCCACCCTTTAGTAACGCTTCCCCTATCCACTTCTTAAACATTACTTTTTAATGTCTGCGAGTCCTTGACCTAAGATAAGTGTAAGAATAGCATAATAAACTTTCTCAACCTCACCTTCAGTAAGTCCTAATTTAACTGCTGCAAATGGAACAAATATTGCACTAACTGTGTACCAGAATTTTTTTGAATTGAACATCTTTTTTAAAATTTCCATAATATATATTTAATTAGTTATTATTAATTAGTATAACCAAATCACAGGACTTGGTTTATCGTAAACATCTATATCTACATGAATAAATGATTCATGTAATCCGAACCTCTCAAAATCTGCAAAAACTAAAGCATCCATCATAACTGCTCTAGCATTACTATCTTCACATTTAATATCTGCAGCCAATCCCTTTGTGTGTGATGAGGTTGGGTTCTTCTTACTCTCAGGATGATTTTTACATCTGTAGCCACTAGATATTACAAATGGTATCTTTGCAAATTCTCTAGCCTTATCTAAAGATTGTAATAACTCATCACTTACAACAGTTTCACCACAACCACACTTACAGGTGAATTCGCTTCTCTTAAAATGATTTAAAGTCATTTTATGTTGTTACTGCAATTATCTCTATATCACACGCTGCTGTATCTGCATCTGCTTTTATCTGAGTAATATCTGCAAAAGCACCAAAAGTTGTACTTGAAGCAATAGCATCCATTTCATTACTCATTAACAAGAATACATCTCCTGCTAATAACTTATAAAAGAAAGAGTCAGTACCATTAAAAAGTGTTAAAGTTATAAAGTTCGTGTCATCTAAATTTGTTATTCTAAAGTATTTGTAATCTCCTACAGTAACTTGACCTGCTGCATCAGCAGCCCCAAAATTGATAATTGCAGGGTCGCTAGTGCTAACATTCATTATTCTTTGTAAAACTTGACCATTACTTGAAAATCTTTTATTTGTTGTGTTTCCATAACTAACGCCATTAAGAGTATAACTCTCTGTTATTGTTACTGTTAAATCTGCTGTGTCTATTGTTGTTGCCATATATTTTTATATTTTATTTGTTGTTCTTACTCCTCAATCACGCCCCAATCACCATCTTTAAGGGTTGTTCTCATTTCACTTATATTCTTTGTTGTTTTCCCTTTTAAAAAACTTGGGTTATCTCCATAAAACTTAACAAAAGTCTTATCTTTTTCTTTATTCCATCTAAGAGTATCTTCAGAAGTTTCAACTACTTGTGAAAAATCTATAGTTTCTACATCTGCTCTGTTTATTATTACATATTTTCTATCCATATTATTAAGGTGTGTCTGTTACTATATTACTACTATCCATATTTTTCATAATTGCTGGATTACCACCAATCTTTACCATTGAAACATTATCAAAATAACGCAAATCTCCATCTGCCCCTGCTGAGCCTCCATTACCAAATCTAACCGCAACACTACTAGTGCCAGAATCTGTTCTAAAATACCCAAACACTTCTGTCCAAGTATCTGTAGGAATACTCCTACCTGTATGAGTAAGAGCAGTACCTAATCTTACCCATCCAGTAGAACTAATATTCATCCACCTACTAGAATTAGTGTCTGGGGCATATGCCCAATAAGAAAACCTATAAACAGTATTTGCATCTACTGTAATAGCAGGTGTTGTTACCCCCTTATTTTCATCATAACCATTAGTTTCAAATTTCCAAGAATAATCTCCACTCTGTGGTTTCTCTGTACTTCTCTCACTAATAATACCTGTACCACCTGATGCTGTCCATCCAGTTCCTGTTGCAAAGATAGGGTCTGTTATTAAGTTTTCACCTATTGTTGGAGTTTCTTGGTCAAATATAACCTCGCCACTACCACTATCATAAATACCATCACCCATTCTCCAATAACTCAAAAGATTCCCACTCTTATCTACACCACTACCTGCGGTATAACTTGCGGATAAAGTTAAATCATTTGGAGTTCCTGAATTATATATTGAACCAATAGTATCTCCATCTAAAACAGCATCCCATATTGCTACCTCATCCATCAACCCTTCGTAGCCATCACCACCAAACTTCACTACCTGCCCATCAGGAGTCCATCCACCACTAACATCAATATTTGCATTAAAAACAGGAGTTGTATTACCGTTTAGATATCCTTTAAACTTTTCTTCTGATGCACTAGTAGTATCCCAAGTTACTACAACATGATTCCATTGGTCATCAATTACAGTTATAATTCCACTTGCTCGATAACCAGATGCTGGGTCAGAGTCATCCTGACACGCGCATTGCAAAGTTGAATCTGTATAATTTCTAATAAAAATATGATTTCTAAAATCCACACCATCATATTTATCAAAAATATCTCCATCATTTATCCCATGGCTAGAAAAATCACTTTTAACCCAAAAAGAAATACTCCCAGTTACTGGAAAACTATCTGCTAAACTTGAGGCTTCTAAATATTCATTAGTTCCCTCAAAATCCATAGAGTAATTGTTAGAAAACTCTTTAGATGTTATTGAATTTAATGTATTGTTTAATGCTAATCTCATTGATGTTATTTTAATTTATTATGCACTAGCGTTACCATCATGCTCTGTATATCCAATTCCTATTCCTGCACTCAGTGTTATCGCTGTGATTCGCATGAACAAGGTCGTACCTGCAGGTAGGGAAGTTTGAAGAGAAGATTCTCCAGTAACTCCATCAGCAGTAATAGCACTAATTGTTGATGCTACTGGAAAATATACACAATAGAAATCCTTTCCTGTTTGTGCTACAGTAGTAAAAACCTCAGTTCCACCACCCTTACCTAGCATTTCAAATAGTAATGTATTGTCTGTATCAAATGTACTCATTTTATTATTTTTTAAATTGTTATTATTTTATTTTTATTCTGTAAAAAGTTTTATTAATGCCCCTAAAGTTATAGCATAAATCATCCACATTGCCTTCACTAAAACCTTTCTCATTGTTGTGTTTCTGTTCACTCTAGCAGCAACTCCTTTATCTGGATTTAACAGCCTCTCTGTAAGCATATCCATCTTCCCATCCAAATTATCTATCTTCTCGTTTATCGAACTTATGTCTTTCTTCATTGATACTATTTCTTCTTTTGTTGTCATTAGAATGTTGTTGTTTGTATTGTTAAATTCATATAAATGTTTGAACCACCACTCGCCTCTTTAATCATTGGAAATATAATATCTCCTGCCAATACAGAAGATGCTGTTATAGTTGTTTCATTTATCCTAATACCCTTGTTATTATTATTAAGTCCTTCTACTGTAATCTCATCAATCACAGTAGGAACAACAGAAGCAATTTCATCCTCTACAGGTGTTAATTTACATATAGCAATAGTAACATCATAGTCCCCATTACTTGTAAGCCACCCACTTATAGATGTAACTGCAGCAGTTTCAGGGATTACACAAGCCTGACCAATTCTAAAAAAATTAGTTGGGGACATACTTCCTAAAGAAACTGTAGCAGTACCATAATCTACATCCATTTGAAATGGAGATTTATTATCATTAATATCTTCACCATAAGTGTAAGTAGTTAATGCTGTAGTTATGTATCCCTGCATCTTGTAATTGGTAACACCCATGTAAGACTTACTCTTCCACTCTAAATTACCATCAGTTTCAGTTGGTGAAGAACCAGAAGTTTTAGATAAAACAGTATCATTAATAGCATTTTCAAATCCTTTTGGATTGTGTCTATTTGCACTACTTAAATTTTTATGTTCGTTTGCAGCCATTTATATATTTATTTTAACAATCATCACAAGGACAGTTATTCTTCCAACTATCATAATTTCTAGTTGGTCTTGAATATATACTGTCATACATTATTATACCATGATTTTTATAGGTATCATCATTACAAGGTTTATTAGATTCATAAGTTGGATAATCACCACTTTGGTCGCTATCATTCATATAATCTAACATATCTTTTAAGTATATCTCAGCCTTCCTGTAAGTGTCTTGCTTATAAGCATTTAACTCAGAAGGGTCAATAATAGTAGCAAACTCATCAATATTATGCACAATACCTGCACTACTACTATTACTTTGAACTTCATTAATTACCTCAAATCTCACAAACCAACTCAAGCACCTTGTTAAGAAATCATCCATCAAGGTTTGATTTTCAGTAGTTAAAGTACCATTATTATGTTGAGTTTTTATTTCTTCATAAAACTTTTTACCAATCGCTGATTTTAAATGTGCTAATTCAGAAAGTAATAATGTGCTATCAGAAATTAAAGCAGTATCAGTATTAGCATTAGTAAAACTATTACTTATAACTTCTGCTGCTGTTACTAAAGGTATATATTGGTTTACATTTGCCATAGTTATTCTTTTTCAATTTCAGTTACTTGTAAATCACTTGCATCATCATCACCAACCCCATCTCCATCATCATCTCTTGTTACGATAATTTGCTCTCTATCAGTTAAGAACATATTACCTTCCTCTAACATTGGTAAATCTTCATCTAACATTCTTCTTTGTTCATTAATAGTAAGGACTTGTTTAGGGTCAATCTGAGTTGCAAAACTAATTGGTGGCTCATAATGAATTACTAAATCTTCAGGTAAGAAACCTAACTCTTTATATAAAACCCCTCTAATACCATTTAATAGTAAATCAGAAGTATCTTTAATTACAGTAGTCATTGCTAAGTCATAAGCAATCCTAATCTCACTACCTGTATTATTCATTTTACCTGAACTAACCAAACCACTTAATGATGGCTGCCACCTATGAGCAGTTACAATATTTTGGTCAGTTATTCTTTGTAAGTCTATCCAACTACCATCTTGGTCATCTTTGATAATCTGAACATTAGCACTAGAAGTATCTCCATTCTTAACAATGAACATAATTTTTCCATTGTTTCCATCACCAACAAACTTCTTCTGTGCTTCTCTTACTAATTTCTTTGCTTCTTCTTCACCCATATCCCCATTAATCTCAACGATTGCTGAAGGTTGAAATCCATTCTTGAATTTAGTGTGATTCCATTTACCAATTTCATAATCAACTGCAATATGCTCTAATGCAGCAATATAATCTGGCAAACCATAGAATTGGAATGTAGGTTCGTAATCTTTAAATTGAAGGACAAATCTATTTCCCTTCACCTTAGGATAAAGAGGAATAGTAGATAATTTATCTTTCATAGTAGTGTACTTAGCCCAATCAGGATGAATATACACTTCTTTCTTGTTTTTAGACATTCTAACAGTAGTTGCATCTATGTGATATAGATTTAGTCCACCATCATATAATACGCCCTCTAAATAGGCATTTCCAAATGAATAGTAATCATCTGCTAATTTCTTAAAAACCTCTCTTAACGATTCTCCATCAGCATTTACATCTTTGATGTATTCTTTAACATCTTCATTATTCGTAACAAACTTAGCACCACTCGTAAAGATAGTCTTTTGTGCTAATACACTTCTATGAGTAGAAGATTTACGCTTTAATTCTGCTAAATACTGAGGGAATAGATTGTTAGTACCAAAAGGAATAAACTTACTTCTTACTTTTGCTAAATCTAAAGGTTCTTCAATATGTTCAGGAATTGCTAAATTAAAAACTCCAAATTCAAAAGTGCTATTCTTTTGAGTCTGAAGATTCTTTACCTGACTTTTTCTTTTTGGCTGCTTTCTTTGGCTCATCTTTAGTTTTTGTAGTTGATAATTTTTCTATTACATCAGTCATTCCTAATTCTTCATAAGCGTGTGCCAAAACCTCTTGACTGGCTACAGCCCATTCAATTATGAACCCATTTTTAACTGATACACCTGATTCAAATTTTGCTTTATAAGTACCCATAAATGTATATATTTTAATACTGCTTAAATTTATTTCTTTTTCTGAACATCCACACATAATTTAACAAAAGATATTAATAGGGTAATGTTATAAACTTTTTACGAACAAAGTTCAACCTACTTCTATATCTTTAATTATTTATGATACAGTTGCTATCAGTCCTGTTGCACTAATTGAAACTGCTGCACCTGAGGCTACATAAGTTCTTGGTAACTCGTATTGAGTACAAGTTAAAGTAACATTAAGTCCTGTTTCATCAGAAAACGCAGCACCTGTTCCACCCTCTACTGCACTTAATCTTGCGAAAGTTTGTGGTCTTGTTCCGATATGTGATGCTGCAGCCAAATCTAACCCACCATCACCACCTGTTAAAGTTCCACTAATTCCTATTACAAAATAAGTACCATTAGTATCTAACATCATTACTTGTAAACATTTACCTTGTAAATCAGTTATACTATTTCTTCTTGCTAAATCTAGTTGAGGAAGATTGAAAGTTAAATTACACTCGTAAGTATTTGCGTTTCCAACAGAAGCACCAGTTACACTTAAAACAGGAGTTTCTATTTTAGTTTCATAAACACCCCAAGTAGAATTAGTACCTCCACTATCTGCTATTGATGTAATAGTTCCTGTTCCTAATGTTGCTATTTGGTCAGGAGTTCCTGTAGAGTTCCATTCTCTTATAAAGACTGTTTGTATGCCACCACTTGACTGTATGTTAGTACAAGTTGTTGTTAATCCATCTGCTATTGCCATTTTATTATTATTTTTAAGTTATTATGTTGTAGTTGCTGCATAAGTAGTTGATGGAGTAGCATCTGTATAATATGTTATAGTGCCTGTATATTCTCTTGGTAATTCATATTGCTTACACATTAAATTTACAGTAAGACCATTAGTATCATCAAATGCACTACCTGTACCACCCTCTATAGAAGAAACATTTACAAACGTTTGACTTCTTTCTGCTACCTTTTCATTTGCATATTTCTCAGAAACACCTAAAACAAAAGCATTTCCATTGTTATCTACTGCCATAGCCATCATACAGTCAGTTAGCATATTTTGTAATTCTGCAAACTTTTTAGTTTCCATTTGAGGAAGCATAAAAGATAACCCACATTCAAAAGCAGTAGAGCCATTCTCTTTAGTTGCATTTACAGTCATACTAGCCTCTTGACTTTTAAATTCATATAAAAACCAATCTGCATTAGCAGGACCTGATTTTTTGATACTACTTATAGCATGGTCATCTGCATTATCATAAGCGATAATATCACCTGCTGTCCAATCTCTCAATAAGATATGCTTTATACCTCCTATTTGCTGTAAATCTGCACAACTAATTGCGATTCCTTTATCTATTGCCATTTTGTTATTATTTTATTAGTTATTTAAAAGTAATTAAGAGAGAAGGTTTTAACACCTTCCCTCTGTTATTACATTATTATTATGCTACAATTCCCCATTGAACAAGAGAAGAGTACAAATACTGAACTCCTAACTTGAAGTAACCTCTGAAGAACATTTTTTCTTCTAAATCATCGTAAAATACTTTGAAAGAACCTTCTGGGTCTGTTACATCAGTACCGATAATTAAGTTCTCAACTGCACAGTAACATACACCATTATTAACATTTGCTGCTGCTGCAGTTTCAAATAATTCAGGATTAGTATCTGTTAAGATAGTATCCCACTCATACATAGGTACTAATTCAACACCTCTAAACATTACTCTACGAATACCCTCTTGTTGATTTACAATTGCTAAGTCAGCAGTTGCAGTTGTAGAAGCCTCTAAGTTTGCTAAGTAAGCGTTAAAGATTTTAGGAGTTACGAACATTTTTTTATCACCTGCTGCTACTTGTTGAAGTGCTGCTGGTGCTTGGTCATATACCTTTCTAATTAATCCGATTGCATCTGCTGCAGTTGGTGCTGCTTCTGTTCCAGCATACTCAAGTACAGTTTCAGCCTTCATTAATTCCATCCAACCATCAAGAGCAGTATAATTTGCTGTTCCTCCTACTACACCACCCCACGCTAATCTTACTACATCAGAAGCAATACCTGATACTGCTCTGTTTACGATTGCATCTCCTAATTGAGTTCCCTCAACATTCATTACATCAGCACCAGAACGGTACATTTCTTCAATATAAGTTCCAAAGAACTCATCAGTACATTGCTCTAAAGCAACTCTACATCTACCTGCAGTAATTA